CTGCTGTGATTCCTCCTGTAGAACAAACACTCATTCCTGAAAAAGATGATACCTTTGTCAAGTTTGGTAACTTTAATGATATTAAAAAGATTATTCAGTCCCGTCTTTTTTATCCTACGTTTATCACGGGTCTTTCGGGTAATGGTAAAACGTTCAGTGTTGAGCAAGCTTGTGCTCAGTTGGGTCGTGAACTGATTCGTGTCAACATTACTATTGAGACTGACGAGGATGATCTAATCGGCGGTTTTCGTCTTGTGAATGGTGAAACTGCTTGGCATAACGGTCCAGTTATTGAATCCCTTGAGCGTGGTGCAATTTTGCTGTTGGATGAAATTGACCTTGCTTCTAACAAGATTCTGTGTCTGCAATCTGTTTTGGAAGGTAAAGGTGTCTTCCTAAAGAAGATCGGTCGTTTTGTAAAACCTGCTGCTGGTTTTAACGTTATTGCTACTGCAAACACCAAAGGTAAGGGTTCGGACGACGGTCGTTTTATTGGCACCAATGTGCTCAACGAAGCATTCCTTGAAAGGTTTCCCGTAACCTTTGAACAATCCTATCCTGCTCCTTCTGTTGAACAAAAAATTCTTGAAGGTATTGCTCTGGATCTTGGTGTGGAAGACCGTGACTTCTGCAAGCGGTTGGTTGATTGGGCAGATATCATCCGCAAAACCTTCTACGATGGTGGTATTGAGGAAATCATCAGCACCCGTCGTCTGGTCCATATCATCCGTGCATACAGCATCTTTCAAGATAAGGCAAAGGCAATCCAAGTGTGTGTGAACCGTTTTGATGAAGAAACCAAGCAAGCATTTCTTGAACTCTATGATAAAGTAGATGCTGACTTCCAAATGCCCACAGATTCCACAGAAGCAAAAGTTGCAGAAGCATTTGCATCTGACGAAGTATTCTGATAGAATATACTGAGGTAAACGTGCCTCCTCTTTTTGTTTTTTACTATGAAATCTATGTCCGAAAATTTTGAAAGCACTTATGAAAGTACAATTCCCAATCAAGACTTTTGGGAAAATGATGGTATTAGTTTGACTGGAAATCCTTATTATCCGTCAGACAGTATTGTTTTTACAGGTTCTCATCTTCCTGGTGGTCTTGGGGAAGATCATATTTCATTTAATACTTCTCCTACCTTTAGTGTTAAGATATCAGATAATAACTTTTGGAAATTTGGTGAAAATAAAACACTAAAGGCAGTCGAAGACTATATTAAGAGTACTTATAATTCTCATTACGCATCGGAGAATTCAAAAGTTCAAGTTCTTGATATTATTGATGCAATTGGTGATGGTGTTCCTTTTTGTCGAGATAATCTCATCAAATATTCTTCTCGTTTTGGTAAAAAAGATGGAATGTCTAAACTTGATGCATTGAAGATTATTCATTACGGCATTCTTCTTTATAACTTTGCTGGATTTAATAATGAAACTGCGAAATCAAACTATGAAACTTTCTGATAAGACTCTCTCTGTTCTAAAAAACTTCTCTTCAATTAATCAATCCATTCTTTTTAAACAGGGAAATAAACTTCGCACTATCAGTGTGATGAAGAACATTCTTGCAGAAGCAACAATCACGGAAGAGTTTTCTAAAGACTTTGGTATCTATGATTTGAATCAATTTCTTAACGGATTGAATCTACATAAAACACCAGAACTTGATTTTGCTAATGACGGATATGTGGTCATCAAAGAAGGAAAGTCCCGTTCTAAGTATTTCTTTGCTGATCCTAACGTTATCATTACTCCTCCAGACAAAGCAATCAATCTTCCCAGTGAAGATGTTTGTTTTGAGTTGAGTACTGAGCAACTGGATAAACTTTTGAAAGCTGCTGCAGTTTATCAACTTCCAGATGTCTCTGCCGTTGGTGAAGCAGGTGTTGTGAAACTGGTTGTTCGTGACAAAAAGAACGACACATCAAACGACTTTTCGATTGTTGTTGGTGAAACGAATTCTGTGTTTGTCTTCAACTTCAAGGTAGAAAATATTAAGATTCTTCCTGGAACCTATGAAGTCGTTGTGTCGCAAAAACTTTTGTCACGATTCACTTCTAAGAACCACGATCTCTGCTATTATATTGCTCTGGAACCTGATTCAACATTTGAATGAATATTTTCGTCACAAATCAATTTCCTGCCGAAAGTGCTATTTGTCTTCCCGACAAACACATAGTTAAAATGCCACTTGAGTGTTGCCAGATGTTATCCATCGTAGCATCCAAATGGTATCACAATTATGGCCCAGTTCATAAAGCAGATGGCAACCCGTATGCAACTGAAAAAGGTGCTTTTCGTAATCATCCTTGCACTCAGTGGGCAGCAAAAACAATCGACAATGCTTATTGGTTGATTAAGTGGGGAATGAATCTTTGTGATGAATATTCCGTCCGTTATGGTAAGACTCATTCGTGCTATAATACTCTTTTGGAAGCATATTATTTGTTTCCCAAAGGAAAACTGACAAATGTAACTCCATTTGCTCGTGCTATGCCCGATGAATGGAAATATGATAATACTATTGATACATTTGAGGCATACAAAAGATACATTGCATCTAAATCTTGGGTTGCATCTAACTATCTTCGTATGCCCGAACGAAAACCTAATTGGATTTAAAAAATGAATTTTGAATATTGGTATGCAATTCCTTATGCCATTTTTGGTTAATTGTAAATTTTATGGAAGATGTAAATGTTTTAAAAGAAATTCTTAATGTTGTAGAGAATCATCAATTAGACATAATAGAACAAGATGTTTTTAATTTTCTAAAAATTACAAACAGATGGCCTTATAAGTATCATTGGAATCAACCAACTATAGAAATTATTACTCAATTTAAACAAAATTCCCAAGAAGATTTTTTTAATTCTTTTGGACTCTTCAATTATGATAAGTGGATTGAATACTATAATCTTGGATTTACAACTATTATATCAAATGTTTTAGATTTGAATGAACAACTTCGTGAGTTACAAAAAAAGATACTTAAATATACTGGAACTAAAATAAATGGAAATTTTTATTTTAGTTCTGGCAGTTCAAATCATATTGTAAGTTTTACCCCACATGAACACCCATACCATGTAATTGTAAAACCAATATATGGCAAATCTAAATGGCAGATATCTGAAAAAAAATTTGAAACTTCTAAAGAATCCTTTATAATATATGCTGGAGAAAAACATTATGTATATGAATGTATAGATAAAAAATTATCATTAACACTTAATATTATTTAATTTTTTTTATATTATGGCAAGTGATTTTCTTTTTGTGGAGAAGTACCGTCCTCAGGTAATTGATGACTGTATTCTCCCCGATGATACCAAAAAAACATTTAAGGAGTTCGTTGAGAAAGGAGAGATTCCAAATCTTCTTCTTGCTGGACCTCCTGGCATTGGTAAAACAACCATTGCAAAAGCATTATGTAACGAACTGGGGGCAGATTTTTATGTCATCAACGGATCCGACGAAGGACGTTTCCTGGATACTGTACGGAACCAAGCGAAGAACTTTGCTTCGACCGTTTCACTTACGGGATCTTCTAAACACAAAGTCATCATCATCGATGAGGCTGATAATACGGGAAACGACGTTCAACTCCTTCTACGGGCAAATATTGAGACATTTTATAACAACTGCCGATTCATCTTCACTTGCAACTACAAAAACAAAATCATTGAACCCCTCCATTCTCGATGTGCAGTCATTGACTTTACTATCAAAGGAAAACAAAAGGCACAACTTGCAGGAGCATTCTTTAAGAGACTTCAAACAATCTTGGATCAAGAAAAGATTGAGTATGATCCAAAGGTTCTTGCGGAGTTGGTATCAAAACACTTCCCAGATTTCCGCAGAGTCCTCAACGAATGTCAAAGATATTCTACAGGAGGAAAAATTGACTCGGCAATTCTTGCATCTTTCTCAGACATCTCTGTAAATGAACTTCTTAAAAATCTTAAGGAAAAGAACTTCACTGAAGTACGTAAATGGGTTGTATCCAATCTTGATAATGACAGTGGTGTTATTCTTCGTAGGGTTTATGATGCACTTTACGACTCAGTTGTTC